CCCAAGGCCAAGTCCAAAACCACCAAGGAGGCTGAGTAATGGCTACTCACACTGGCAGTGAAGGCACCGTCAAGGTGGGTGCCAATGCAATCGCCGAAATCCGTTCATATTCGGTAGAAGAAACCGCTGACACCACCGAAGACACCACGATGGGCGACAGCTACCGCACCCACAAGACCACCCTCAAGGCGTGGTCGGGCACCGTTGATGTGTTCTGGGACGAAGGTGACACCACCGGCCAGGGCGCTCTGACCGTAGGCAGCGAAGTCACGGCGAACTTCTATCCTGAGGGCTCGACCACGGGTGACAAGTACCTGACCGGCACCGCCATTGTCACCGGCAAGACCGTCTCGGCCAGCTTTGATGGCATGGTTGAATCCACTATCACTCTTCAGGGCACTGGCGCACTCACTACGGCCACCGCTTCGTAATCTAACTGGAAGGAATAAGTATGAGCATTGCAAAGCGTATTGCCGAGCGCACTAGCCAGAAGCGTAGCATTGAAGTTCCAGCATGGGGGGAGCCGGGTAGTCCTGAAAAGGTCTACTTCGGCCCCCTGCTGGCCGGTGAACTGAACCGGATCCAGCGTAAGCACCCGACATTTCTTTCGTCTGCCTCGTTTGAGGCTATGGTTGAACTTATCATCCTCAAGGCCGAGAACGGCCAGGGCGAAAAGCTCTTTACGCTGGAAGACAAGCCAATCCTGATGCGCGAACAGGTCGAAATTATCTCGACTGTCGCCGCTGAAATGATGAGCAGTCCAAGTCAGGACGAACTCGAAAAAAACTGAGAACCGATCCGTTAAGGTTTAATCTAATTACCTTAGCGGATCGCCTCGGCAAGACTATCGCGGAGATTGAACAAATCTCTGTCGAAGAGTATACGGAGTGGTGCGCCTACTTCAAGGTGGATAGCGAAAGGCAGAAGCGTGGCCCAGCAAAACCTTGATTTTAACATCATTGCCCACACCAAGGGCATGGAAGCCATCGCCACGATGATTAATCGGGTCGGGGCGCTTGAGGCTGAAACCAAGCGCCTTGCCTCGGCTAATGCTACTCTCTCTACATCAACTGATACCGTGATCCGCAATGGCGTTCGCTATAACAATGCGATGGACGCTCAGAGCCGTGCGCTGCGCCAGAACCGCCAGGGTACGCAGCAACTTGGGATGCAGATTAATGACTTCGCGACCTCGGTATCGAGCGGGTCTAGCGTAACACAGGCCTTCACCCAGCAGTTGGGCCAGGTTGGCTATGCCATGTCGCAGATGGGCGGAATTGCTGGCAAATTTGGTAATTTCTTAGCCGGTCCCTGGGGTGCGCTTGTGCTTGTCGGCGCGATGGCACTTACTCCGCTAATCGAAAAGCTGTATCAGACTATGGTCAGCGCGAATAAGGCTGAAGGCGCACTCGCCGGCCTTATGAAGCGCCGCGCTCAAGAGCTTGCCGGAAAGACTGAAATTGCAGACTCTGAGAGGGGTCTTGCAAAGCTAGTGCAGCGCCGCGCCGAGCTTGAAGCTACTATTGCCAAGAAGGGCCGCAAGGATTCTCAGGGCAGGCTGATGTTCGTTTACGCGGAGCAGAAGGCTCTGCAAGAAGTTAATGCTGAGATTTTCGCTGCGCGTGATGCTATCGATGCTGCCCGCACCACCAAGCTTGGCCTTGGTATGGATAGCATTACCCGCGATCTGTATAAGCCGGTTAAGCCAGAGAAAGAGCGTACTGCTGGCGGTGGCAAAACTGATGCTATGCGGGCCGCTGAAAAGGCTGCGAAAGAACAGGAAAAGATCGCTCAATGGGTCGCCGAAAAGAACATCGCTGCCGATCAAGAATGGCGCAAATATTGGTCTGAAGCCGAAATGGATCAGATGGCCGGCCTCCAAGAAAAGCTTCAGTTCATGGGTGAAATGGCTGATGCAACTGTGCAGACCACGACTGAACGCCTTATCAATCCCATTCTGGCCGCGCAGGACAATGTTCGCAAGTCCTATGAGGCTGTCGGCATGGCCGTCAATGATGCCTTCAAAGGAATGCTGACCGGCGCAATGTCGTGGAAGGATGGGATGCGCGGGATCATTGGCGCAGTCATCGATGAACTCTGGCGGCTCTATGTCGTGCAGCAGATCGTCGGGTTTGTTACAAGCCTATTCAAACCCGGTGCTTCAGCCTCTCCATCGGGCGCATCGGCATTCTCCAAGGTGGCATCAGCCGCAATGGCTCCAGGTAAACTCGGCCCAGCATTCGCCAATGGCACAGTCAACGCGCCTGGCGGCATGGCTTGGGTCGGTGAGCGTGGCCCGGAACTCGTCAACCTTCCGCGTGGCTCTCAGGTGATCCCGGCGCATCGCGCTCAGAGCATGGGTGGCGGCGGTATCAACATAAGCGTCGATGCCCGTGGCGCTTCCGACCCGGCTGCTGTCCGCGCTCAGGTTCAGCAGGGCATCCTTGAGGCAGCGCCTGCCATCATCGCTGCCGCAGAGTCTCGCACTGTTGCGGGCCTGCGCCGTCCGCGCCTTGGGGGTGTAATGCAATGACGACTATCACCTTCCCATCAACGCCAAAAATCCAAACCATGTCATGGAGACTGGTGCAGCCTGCGCAAAACAATATCTCTGGCTGGACCGGGAAGCGCCAGGTCATTGCTTCTGGTCGTGGCTGGTGGGAGTGCGAAATTAATATGCCGCCCATCGTCGGGACGGCCAACGTCAACGCTTGGCGGGCATTCCTCGCCAAAACGCAGGGATCAGTCAACGACTTTCAGATTCCGGTTGATCCTACTGCGCAGTCGGCCCTGTCAAATACCGTGCAGACCAATGGCTCCAACCAGACGGGCCGATCAATCGCCACTGACGGCTGGCCCAATTCAACCACAGTGCTGGCGGCTGGTCAGTATGTGACCATTAACAACCAGCTTCTGCAATTGACCGCAGATGTCACAAGCAATGGCTCCGGGCAGGCCACGCTTTCCGTTGAGCCGCCCGTGCGTCAGCCGGTAGCCGACAATAGCGCGGTTGAGTACAAGAACCCGTACTGCCTGATGTATTTGAACGAGAAGCCATCGCTTTCCGTTGAGCCTGGTTATGTCTATAGTCTGAGCATGAGCCTTCGGGAGTCCTTCTAATGGTTGATGCCACCACTCAAGCCGCGCTTGAGGCATCGGTCGTTAATTGGCGGGCCTTGATCTACGCGGACATTGACGGCGATCCGCTGCGGGCCACGACCGGACTATACGACAGGACGATCTCTGGCTCCGGTGACGCCGAGCTTGATGGGACATATGAATCCTACAGCCATCAGGTCATTGATGTTGGCCCTGTCCGCCATAATGAAACTGGCTCAGATACCGTTTCGGTCACGCTAAACGGCATCTTGGTAAACCTTGATCCCATCTTGGAGCGCGATGGCGATCCGATTTATGATCGCTATGCGGAATCCGTTCTGGTCCGCACTTCCGACCTATTGAACACGATCGGCGACAAAACCCGCTGGCAGGGGCGCTCGGCGCGTCTGTGGTTCTACTGCGTTGATGCAGACGAAACCCAGATCGGATCCATAGTTCCATATTATACCGGCTACATGAACGACATTGTTATTGCCGGTTCACCAGATCAGCAGCGGATTGTCCTGACCATTGAGAACTATCTTGCCTCGCTATCTGGCGCGCAGAACAAAACCTACATGATGCAGAACCTGTACGATGCTGGTGATCTGAGCGCCAATGCAACATTGGGCGCGGCCAATGGCATGGGTTCCGGCTCTGGTAGCGGCCTCGCTGTTGGCGGCAGAGACTTCAACAGTCGTGGCGATGTGAGGATGGTATGAGGCTTTCGCGCTGGGAAGAGCATCTGTCTGATTATATCGCCAGCAAGCGCCATGAGCCGTTCCAGTATGGCTCAAACGATTGCGCTCATTTTGTTGCCGGTGCTGTTGAGGCTGTGACGGGCGAAGATCCGATGCCGGAACTACGCGGTCAATACGACAGCGAGTTTGGGAGCCTGCGAGTGATGACTCAGATTGCCCAGGGGAGCCTTGAGGCGACAGTTGACGCTAAATTCCCGGTGATCGGCATTGGTCGCGCCCAACGCGGCGACATTGCTTTCTTTGACGGCTCTATTGGTGTAGTGATGGGGTCGTTCGCTTGGTTTGTTTCAGACGAGGGGCTGGAACAAGTGCCGCGTTCAATGTGGGATAAAGCATGGAGCGTTGGCCGTGGGTAAGGTACTGAAGGGCGCACTGCTTGCAGCAGCCTTCATTGGGGTTGGCATTGCAACTGGCGGCATTAGTTTTGTAGCTGCCGGAACTGCTGGCGCTACCACGATTGCAGGGGTGACTTTTACGGCTACCGCCTTTGGCGGAGCGATGATTGCTGCTGCGGCTGGGGCATTGCTAACCGGGGTTTCGCAGCAGATTGCCGGTGGCCCAAGCGTCCCCAAAAGCCAGCTATCCCGCCTGAATGTCAGCCTCGACACCACCACGCCGCGCAAGGCTGTGTTCGGTACGACCGCCATGAACCTTGATATGCGCTATCAGGAGGCCAGCGGGACCGATCAGGAATACATTGACTACATCATCTGCGTTGCCGCGCATAAGGTTAAGTCGATTGACGAAATCTGGTTCGAGGAAAAGTTGGCATGGTCGGCAAGTGGGGGCGGTGTGACCTCGACCTACGCTGGTTACCTGACTGTTAACACAATCGCAGAAGGCACATCCTCCAACACCATCTCAATCAACGGCGGCTCAAAGTGGGGCGCTAATACTCGGCTCACCGGCTGCGCTTATGTTTACATTCGGGTCAAGCGAAGTGGCAGCAATTCCAAAACGGAAAGCCCGCTTGTTAATGGCCTGCCTAGCCGCGTCACGATCATTGGCGATGGTGCGCTACTCTATGACCCACGCCTTGACAGCACTGTGCCTGGCGGCTCTGGATCGCACCGCGCTGATGATCAGGACACTTGGGGCAATTACACGAACGCAGATGACACGGACAATCCGGCGCTTCAACTGCTTTGGTGGCTGCTCGGTTGGAAGATTAACGACAAACTGTCGGTTGGTTGCGGCGTCCCACCTGAGCGAATTGACCTCGAATCTTTCATCACTGCGGCCAACATTTGCGATGAAACCGTATTACTCGCCACTGGCGGATCGCAGAAGCGTTACCGGACCTCTGGCACTGCCAGCGATTCTGACGACCGGATGAGCATCATTAACAGCTTCCTATCCTGCATGAACGGGACGCTGCGAGATAGCAATGGCAGGCTTTCGCTTGATGTCATCAAGAACGATCTTGCCAACTATGTTCTGGACTTCGACGAAAACGATGTGTTCGGTGAGTTTGAATGGAACCAGACGCGCGGATTGACCGACAGCAATAATAAGGTTCGCGGTCGGTATGTGGACCCATCGACCAATAGCCTTTACCAGCTTGTTGATTACCCCGAAGTCGGCTTTGACAGCCCGGATGGCATCGAGCGCGTGATGACGCTTGATCTTGGCTATGTAGAGGACGGTCGCCGTGCGCAGCGGATCGCCAAGCAGGTTCTTCAGCGCAACCAGTATCGCGGAATGTTCTCGGCTACCTTTAGCGCGAAGGCGCAGGGATGCTCGGTAGGCGATGTTGTGCGAGTTTCGTTCAACTCGCTCGGCTGGTCAAAGAAACTGTTTCGAGTGGTCAGCCAGGAAATCCGTTTTGACGGCCAGGTTCCGATGGCGCTGATTGAAGAGAACCCAGCGATCTATGCTTGGGATGCGGATGACGTTGCCCCTGTGACACCGACCGCTCCGACCGTGTATGATCCTCTGAACAATCCGTTCATTCTGGGGACGCTGCAAGCATCTAGCCGCCATGAGCCTGCCGATACTGCGGCTACCTTCACGGCCAACTATCAGGGGACTTTGGACAGCGGACAGTTGCCGCGCAATATCCAGTTCAAGCGGCTTTATGGCGCTGGTGATGTGTCCTCTACCTCTACGTGGAGTATTGAAGGTCAAGCAGGCATTAGTGGTGGCACAGTGACGGTGACCAATGGTGTGGTGACGATCCCGTCAGGCGTGACGATCTCAACTTCTGCGGTCATCACAGTAAAGTCCGTTCGCAATGGCATCGACATTCTTAGCAAGATCAACGTGACCCGCCTCGATGCTGCCCCGCCCAGCACTGGTGGTGGCGGCACTGGTGGCACAACTGTAAACGACAGCACGTTTGATAGCGTATCTGGCACGACCCTAACTGCGATCTCTGACATCATGACCGTGCAGACCGGGACTAATGGCACAATCACATTCTCGGCTCCACTGGATATCTATGCCGCCGCCGCCGCCAATGCCGGTACGTTTGGCGCTATCGGCCAGTGGAAGTACCGCCCGGTTGGTGGTAGCTTCTCCAATGCTGGCTCTCAGGCCGATGATTCCGCCCCCTGTGTGGTCTATGCGGAAGAAGGCTTCTACTACATTGAACAGGGATACATCAGCGTCTCAGCAACCGTCACTGGATTGTCGGCAAGCACCAACTATGAGGTGCAGTTGTTCGCTGCCCGTGATAGTTCTAGTCCCGCGAAAACGATCAGCTTTGGCGGAACTGCTTCCGCAACTGGCAGCTAAGTGATAAAGGTGATCTATGGCCTACATCTACGACCTCTCTGACACTTGGAATGCCTCTGGAACTGCGTTCTATGGCATCAAGATGAATGTCACGAATACAGCTTCGGCTTCTGGGTCGAAGTTGCTTAGTCTCCAGGTTGCCAGCACTGAATACTTTGGGGTCGATAAGGATGGCAACGTCACCATTGGCAACGGCGGCGATCTCAGGCTTTCTTCGGCCAATGGCGGCGATGCTTCGATCATCTATAATGATGCAGAAGACCTGTATTTCCAGACCAATGGATCGACGCGTCTTCTCATCAATTCCAGTGGCAACTTTGGGTTCGGCAACACATCGCCAGGCGCGAAAGTGGACATAACCGGCAATATCCGGCTGTCAGCATCAAGCCCAAACATTGAACTGAACAATGGCGGGCCGATGGTCTATTCGACCGCCTCGAACACGCTGATGTTCGGATCGGGCGGTGGCCCCAGCTCTCCGGTTGAGCGATTCCGCTTCGGTCCATCCGGTCAGTTTGGCATTGCTGGAGCGAATTACGGCACATCTGGGCAGGTTCTGTCTTCGCAAGGTTCTAGTTCAGCCCCGACATGGCTGTCATTGGCAACGGTTGCGACCTCCGGGTCGTTTGCTGATTTGTCCAATAAACCTGGCATTAGGTCAAACGGGCAGAATGTTATTGGCTCATCAAAAACTCTTGGTTCATCAGATAACGGAACCAACATCCTGATCGTGACTTCAGGCATCACAATTACATTTCCCTCATCTGGCTTTGCCTCTGGAGAGGGCTTTCTGATCTCGAATGTAAGTGGCGGAAATGTTACTCTGTCGGCACCTGGTGGAAGTGACTTTGGAACCACGCTTCCTGATAATGGAAGCGCAGTAATTCTCTGCGATGGCGGAGGTTTCTGGCGGCAGTATTGCTACTCAACGGCAAGGTTGTAGGGGTTAGAGATGACTGAATTGGTTAAAATCTGGTCGGTGCAGCAAATGGATTGCTATCCAATCTTGGATGGCAATGAAGATGTTGTCTCAACCGTCCGCTGGATGCTCAGTGCGACTGAAGGTGATTATTCTTCATCAATCGACGGCATTATCAATTTTCCAGTAGCGAGCCTGTCCAGTTTCATCCCGTTCGCTGACCTGACGGAAGAAACCGTGATCGGCTGGGTCAAGTCGCAGATCGGTGCCGAACAGGTCGCTGGCTACGAGGCCGCTGTCGCCGCTCAGATCGAAGCACTGGTCAATCCGCCGGTCGTAACACCGGCTCTTCCTTGGGGCTAAGTCATGGACGAGCATGATCTTTGGAAGCACATTCCTGAAGGCTTGAAGCATCTCCTTGATGCCCTTTCCGTTGGCACAATGCTTGGGACGCTTTTCCAGATGCTTCCGAATATCGCCGCTCTCATTACCATTGTGTGGACCTTGATTCGGATATTTGAGACAAAGACCGTACAGGGCTGGTTGAATAAGGAGTAGGTCTATGGCGAAGGGTAACTTCGACGCCTGCCTGAAAGAAGTGCTGCTGCACGAAGGCGGCTACGTCAACCACCCGAAAGACCCTGGTGGCCGCACCAATCTCGGTGTGACCCAGCGCGTCTATGAGGAATGGATCGGCTATCCCGTTTCTGAAAAGATCATGCGGGAACTCAAGGTCGATCAGGTCAAGACGCTCTACAAGGTCAAGTACTGGGATGTCGTGCGGGGCGACGATCTGCCGCTCGGCCTCGACCTGTGCGTGTTTGATTTTGCTGTCAACGCTGGCACTGGTCGCGCTGCTCGATACTTGCAGCGGATGGTCGGAGCGCCAGAGGATGGTCAGATCGGCCCGCGTACCCTTTCGCTGGTTACTCAGATGGTTAAGTCTC